ATTTTTTACAAATATACAAAAAAAAAGAGAGGCATAGATATGCCTCTCTAAACAACCAATAATCAAAAAAGCACTATGCTAGCGTAGCTTCGAGCATTTTTAAGGAATCAAGACCTTCGTCACTCTTTAAGAAATGTCCTGCCATAGTGTACGGGTCGTCTCCAAATGGAACGGACATCATTTTCTTTTTGTTTGTACTTGTGTTGTACCAAATCTCCTTGTCTCCGTTCCTTAAAACTAATAATTTATTTTCAAAAAACATTCTAATCTTGGCCTGATACTTTAGTTCAGGGTCATTTAAAATGCTTAGGAACTCTTTCGGTTCATTTTTAGCGTATACAAGTATGTCTCTCCTCAACTCAGCAGTCGAAACTGTTGACGGGTCCTTTCCAAACATCACCCTTGTAAGCAATTCAATTTGGTCTAATGACAACTGGCGTGCTTCAACCAATGCATCAACCTCAATGTTTAAGTCTTCAACTTCTTGATTTGCGTCCTTCTCCTTGTCTACCTCTACAAATACCATTCCGTTCATAGGATGGTAATGCAAAAACATTTGAAGTACAGGATTTGTACGTGGAACTCTTAAGAAACCATCCTCAAAAATAATTGGTTCAATGATAATGTTCCCGTCCTGTTCGTCCTCAAATGGTGACTTTTGGTTTGATGCGTACCGTAACGAACGGTTTAAATTATTTTTTTCATCGTACCACATCAATGGAAACCTTGGGTGGTTCCTAGAAGCTAGTGTGTACGATAGTGGGCTTCCTGAAATTAACCTATAAACCCTGTCTGAGACTGTAATACTTTTAGCCATTTTATTTAATTTGATTTAATTTAAAAAAAGGAGAGTGTCTTTAAAGACACCCTCCATAAAGTCCTTATCTACTAACCATAACGGAAGAGAACAAAGTTATTTGCACCAAGAGTACAAACACAACGCTCAGACAAGAAGTTAACCTCCATTGCATCCAAGTCGCTTGTTGCTGCTCCACCGGCAGAACCTGTAATCCATGTCTTATACTTACGGTCTTCAGCTTCAGAAGCACGGTACCTTACGTGAAGGAAAGGCCTCTTAGCATTCTTACCCATAATTTGGTCATAAACTGAAGTTGAACCTGCAGGAACCATCAAACCAGTGATTGTACCAGTTGCTGTAGCAATAGTTGTATTCAATCCACCACGCATGGTTGGGTCGTTTAGGTACTTCCAATCAGACTTGTAGAAATCGTAACCTCTACGGAAACCTGTGAAACCTAAGTTCAACGCCATGTCAACGTCGTTATCAAAAAGACCAAATGAAGCAGACTGAGCGACACCACCTGAAGTGTATCCGTTCAATGTAGCTAACATGTTGTCAATATCAAAGCTAAGTCCACGATTAACGAAAACAACGTTTTCCTCAATTGCACCCTGCTTATCCAAACGAGAAACAATAGAATCCCAATCAGTAAGGGTTGTTGGCGTACCACCGCCCCATACGTTTCCACGAAGGTTTACTACGTAGAAGATACCTTGAGAACCTATGAAACCTGCTGTAGCCGCTCCTGAAGAAGCTGCTGCTGGAACTGCTTCAATCATTGAAGTTTCAAGATAGTCCTCAAAACGAAGGCGAGTCTCATGCTCAGATTTCAAATACCAAAGGTATCCTGTAGCACCATTCTCGGTTGTTACTTCTACCCATCCGATTTGAGCCATGTCAGAACCGTTAACCGCATACTTATCTTTTATGATAATAGGGTTGTTAGAGTAGATGTCATCCTCTGCTTCCAAAGAACCAACCATTCCGTTTGTTCCTTTCTTGAACTCAGAACCGTAAATGAATACAGTACAAGCTGTAGAAACGGCGAATGCCTGTCCTGCAGTCTCATAGTAAGCAACAGTAAATGTAGTAGCAGATGGAACCGCTGTTACAATTGCCTTGTTAAACACACCTGAGGTGTTGTTCTGAATCATCAAAGTCTGTCCAACACGGATAGCAATGTAAGTAACTCCACTATCAGCAACGGTAAAGGTAGCTGTTGAAGCACCTGCTGCTGCTGCTGAAGTACAGCTTACATATTTAATGTGAAGACGACCTTGTTCTGCCCATTTTACTTGGTCTGAATTGGAAGGCATCTCTGCTCCAACCATTCTCAAAAATGATGCAATTGTCCTGTTACCATAACGCTCAAATTCTTTCTCGTAAGTATCAGGAAGATACTGGTTAAGAAAGTTAAAGTTGGTTATGTAGTTTGTTTGTAATGCCACCTGTTCTGCTGACGGTTGCAGCGCGAACGTTGGTGAACTCAATAAAGCACTTGCCATTGTTTAAATTTTAAAAGTTTTAAATACGTTTCATACTGCGAATTTTTAAGTTCCTTCCTGAATCAGGGTTTATCGCTTTCACCTGCATTCCATCTGTAGTCTTCCCTATCTCAGGTGGTCTCCTCTCGCTCATGTTGATGTTCTTGGTCTTACGCATCACATCTTCAGTAGCATCGGCCATCCCTTGTTCGTAGAAGTATTTTGCAAACCTGTCTGGATGCATAGCCATTGACAATGATTTGTGGTATCCTGCTGCGTCTTTTATCAACCCCTGTTCATCCAAAAACTTCCCTATGAAGTTCTGTGGTGTCGATTGGGTCTTCTTTAGTTCGCTAGCATCACCGGGAGAAAACGTAAACTTTTTGTTGTTGATGTTAAATTCAAAACCTTTAAATTCATTACCAAACACTTCATTTGTCTTCTGGTCAAACCATTGACGCTTACGACTGTTCTCCTCTTCTATTGTCTTTGCCTGTTGGGTATATTGCTTGAAGCTTTCATAATTCTCCTTCTCTGCATCGGGGATAAAGGCCGAACTTGACTCAAGTGGCACTTTGTACATCTCTTTCTGAGTGTTGAAATATTTCTTAGCTTCTGCAAGAACTTTCTTTTTTGCTATCTTAGCCCTCTTAATAGTAGTCTCATCATCAAACTCTTCGTCATACTTATAGTCATCCATTAGAGATTCAATGTCATCCTCGTCCAAGCCATCTTGGGTAGATGATAGATACTCCTTTAAAAGAACATCAGGATTCATCGTATCGAAGTCTTTCCTTAACTTTTGAAAGTCTTCAAATCCTCTACCTGTTTCTTTCTTGTATTTCAAATAAGCTGAAACATCTTCAGGTAACTCCTCATTATCCTTACGTTCAGCCATTAACTCATCAAATGAATTAATCTGCTTGTTATACCTCTTACCAATATATGAAAGAACGTCCTCTTCTTTTAACTCGGTAGTTTGCTGAATGTTTACATCATCAACTACAACATCTGTCTGTGTTTCCTGACCTAACGACTGTTCGTGTTTGTCAAGTAAATCCGCTTCAACTTCTTGTACACTTTTTGGTTCAATCACATCAAGTGACCTAACTTTAATTTCCATTTAATTTGATTTTATTTAAACAAAATTATATAAAATATTTGATATTCTTAACGAGGCTCAAACTCAGCCAAGTCAAATCCGTCCATACTATCCTCATTTGACTCGAAACTCATAGGAGGCAGATTGTTTTTCCTTTGGTTAATCAACTTAGACTGCTCTGTGTTTTGCTGACTAATCCTCTTGGCCTTCTCCTTCTCCTTCATAGTGTCCCTGTTGTTTATCAACCCGGACTCCATGTTATGGAGTTGCATGTTATAATCAAATTCCTCCTTCATTAGGTATGACTTCATCTCCGCTTCCTTCTCAAGCTTCTGTATCTCAAATGCAATCTCAGCCTGCTTGATTTGCATCTTTGAGTTGGTCTCCATCTGAATCTTTTGCATTGCCATCTGACCTGCCATCTCCTGAGACTTCAACTGCTGCTGCGCAATCATTGCCTGCTTCTGCATGTTCATCTTCTCCTCACGTTCTTGAGTCTTAATCCGCTTCATCTTAAGAAGCTGATTAGCTAACTTCATATTACGAATTTCTCTAATATCAATAGCATCCTCAAGGTTTATGTCACCCTTTGATAATGCCATCTGTATGTTAGCTTCCATTTTTGCTTTCTCTTCTTCGTCAGGAGAAATTTCTATAAATATTCCAAAGTCATATATATACAATTCCTTTATCTCCTCTAGTATAGATGAGTTGTACTTGCCTATCTGATTTGCAAATTCGTCCTTAAAGTCCGCGTACTGCAAAATGTCTGCAACCCTATACGTCATGGCCTCTGCCATGGAGCGGTACATAAACAAAGACGCATCAAGGATATGCCTAGTTGCTGTGTTTGAGTTTAATGCCGCCAACTTCTGTAGACCAACCAATGAGTTGGGGTCTGGAGTTGAACCGTCCCTTGCCTCATTTAAACCCGTTACAGACCTAATCATGTCAATGTAGTGATTCATGTTGGCTATGAGCATCTGAGTCTTTGCCGCACCTGAGTTTGATGTAAGCTGAGTTATAGGAACCCTTGCATTGTTAAACTCTCCGTCTTGTGTAAAACTCCTACCAATAACACTACCTGTTTGGAAGTATAACCTAAGCGCATCCTCAGGACTGTACGCGTTACCTGTACCTAAGTCAATTTCATTCAAGCCATCAGCATCAATGAACACACCGTCAGGTACAATACGAGCAATAACCTGCTGCAACTTTAG